GAACGGCTCGATGTCCAGCTTGTAGTCGTTGAGCGTTCCCATGCGCCGGTCGGGCGTCCATCGCACCGGCACGCTGAATCCGGTGTTCCCGATCTGCTTGGAATACATGCGCTCTCTGGCCGGATCGTTCCACGCGTAGAAGCCGATGGACTGCACGATCCCGCGCACGAAGCACATGGTTCGATCCTGCATCTCGGCGATGCGCTGGTTGGCGGAACTGGTGAGCAGTTGATCCTGTCCAAGCGTCTTGGCCTGCGGACTCAATCCGCCCAGCGCATCGAGGTTCCCGCCCATGTAACTGAACAGGTCCTTGATCTGGAGGAAGAACGCGAGGCTGGCCTGGTCGATGCCGCCGGACTTGACGCGGTTGATGCCGGACGGATCATCGGCGAGGATCGTGTCACCGTCGCTCGACGTATTGAGTCGCTCGGCATCCTTGGCCGCGCTGCCGCGATAGAGGGTGTTTTCCTTCTGCCGGTCGGCCTGTCGTCCGAGTTTGCGGAACACGCGATTGGCAAGCTCGTGCAGGTCCATCCACAAGGACACCGGCGGCAGGCCCATGATGTTGCTGGGCACGTCGTTGAACGTGAGCCGGTGATAGGGTCCGCACACCGGGCCGTCCCAGTCCACCACGCGCAGCGCGGGCGTTTCATCGTCGCAATGCGCAGCCATCGTGATGATCTTCTTCTCCGAGGGAACCCACACGTCCCACAGTTCGACCATCTTCATGTATTCGTTGTCGCCGGCGAACCCATCAACGCCGACCGCGACGCTGGAGGCGCGGGAGTCGCCGCGTTCGTTGCGCTGCGGATTGGCCGCGCCGGACGTGATCTTCTCGCGCGCGTCCCTGTCGAACAGTTCCGAATCGCGCACCACGTCGAGCGGAAGCCTGTACCTGTCCCCGCAATACTGGCTGTGCTCCCATCGCTTGGCGTTCATGTCGTGAACCCAGTCATCGAGGTCCACGAAGTCGGCGAACGGCCTGCCCATGACGGACTCAAGGCTGCCGTACATGTCCAGCGGATCGTTGGCGATGCCGACCTTGACGATGCCGTGCGGGGAGAACAGCGCATTGAGCACGGCGCTGCGCAGCGTGTTGGAGAAATAAATCTCCTCAAGCAACTGGTTCACGTCGATCTCGAACTCGGCGGCGAACGACTTGAGTTGCCGGACATCGGTATTGACGAGCACCTGCGGCCTTGACGCGGCGAGTTGGCGTTCGTAGACGCTGATGGCGAGTTCCAGCAGGTTGATGGGCACGCGGTCGGATGCGCCGTCCTCGGAGTAGTGCGCGCCGACGTACTGCTTGACCGCCGCCTTGTATTTCTCGCGGTAGACGTTGAGTTTCTGCCTGCTCCATTCCATCGAGCGGCGCAGGCGCGCCATTGACGTTTCGCTTGACGGGTTGACATTCATCGCGCGAGCCTCATTCCGTTCTTCTGGATCATGGGCGGGGCCATGAGCACGTTCTGCATGATCCTGGAGCGCGCTTCATTGACCAGACTCTTTGCGAACTTCTCGATGATGGGCGGCGCGTTGGCGAACGCCTCAGCGGGCGTACTGCCTGGAACGTGACAAGTGCCGGAAAGGGGAACGCGGCGATGGTCGGGCAGTTCGAGGGTCGCGTTGACGTGCACCACGAACCTCTGGTAACCGTCCGGCGCTTCTCCTTCGACGACGGTGTTCTGGATGATGTTGATATGTCCGTCGGTAAGCGTCCGTTGTTCGTAGATCACCATGCGAGCGCCTTTTCCTTTTTCTCGCGCGCCTGTTCCCTGCGCCATGCGAGGCTTCCAACCGGCACGCCATGCTGCACGTTCTCAAACGGCACATTGGCGACGTATTTCATCCCCTTCCAGCATAGCGCATCGGCGGTAGGCCGGTCGGCGTGGTTCTCCCGTGCGCCTGACGGATCGACGGTCTTGCCGCTCTTGACGTGCTGGACGCCGCCCTTGGTGAACACGATCTCATGGCACTCGCGCAGGGCGATGGCGCTGCGGTTGATGAAGTGCCGATCCTTCAATGCGCGGCGGTACTCGACGTACAGGGCGTGCTTGGTTTCCTTGGTGGAGTGCCATCCGGGGATGAGCGACCTTTTCCGCGTGATGGAGTCCTCGTCCTCGCGGAAGTAGACGTGGTGATATCCAAGTTCCCACACGCGCGACATGAAGTTCTGTCCGCCGCCTCCGTTGGTTTCCGGGACCATGAGTGCGTTGTTGAACCAGCGGCACACGGCGACGGCGACCTTGGCGAACTCCTCAGGCCGCGTGTTGGCGTCCACCCACTCGGCGACCTTCTCGCCGGTCTTGCGGTTGGCGACGGAGATGACGCTGGGCGTCGCGCCGGTTCCGGCGGAGATGTCGATTCCGGCGGTGAACTGGTCATTGACGGGCGGCTTGCCGCTGGCCCCGGTGTAAATCCACAGGTGCAGGCGTCCCTTGGGGTTGTCCACCAGTTCGCCTGGTTCGCAACTGGTCATGTTGAACTCAAGATCGGCGATGCGGTAGGCGTCCCTCGAATCCAGCCGGATCAGCGAGTCGATCATGGACGACTCGAAGAACTGGTAGTCCGAGCCGAGGTAGTCAATGTCGAGTTCCTGCTTGATGACCGCCGGGTGGCTGGCGCGCGAGCATTCCTTGTCGTACCACGGCGATCTCGGCTTGCCCAGCGCGTCGTAATACATTCCCGCCGACTTGAGCGGGTGCTGCGTCCAGTGAAAGCGGAGTTTCTTGACGTTGCCCTTGGCGATGATGTCGTGGAAGCAGTTGCCCACGCCCTGCGGCGTGGAGTTGTAGATTCGGCAGTTGGTCGCGCTCATGGTCGCCGATTCCATCGCATACGCCTCGTTGACATCGACGGCGGCGAACTCATCGAGCATGATGGCGGTCTTTCGTCCGCCGCGTCCAGTTTCACCCGTGGTTGACGCGCCGATGATGGAACTGCCGTTGTCGTGGTTGGTCAGCGTCAGGGCAGTGCGGGTGAAGTTGGGCAGCATCCAGCCCGGCAGGTTGAGCATGATGTGATCCAACTTCCAGAACAGGCAGTCGGGATCGCCCTTCTTGTCAACCAGGTCCTCGACGCGGCTGACCAGCAGGAACGTCTGGAGATCGCGGAACAGCCATCGCCAGATGAACACGGTGAGGATCATCCAACTTGCGCCCATGTCGCGCGACTTCTCGATAATCAAGTCCTCGCTTCCGATGCACTTCTCGATGATGTCGAGTCCGTCGTCCTGAAACGCCCAGGTGTTGAAGGGTCGGTTGGGGCAGGCGGGGAAGTCCTTGGGGCTGAAGGTCCAGACGAAGGTGTTGATCCAGAACAGCATGTCGCGCGAGCACATGGCGTACACGTCGCGGGCGAACGCCTTGTCGGCGGCGCATGCGAGGACCATTTCCTTGCGGAAGTCGAGGTTGACGACTTCGAGCTTGGGCACGGCCCCGTAGATGAGGGTGTCATAGCGTCTGACCTTCGGGTGGAAGTCATCGCCGGTGAAGTACCTTCGGTTGGGGTCATTCTTCTGTGCTGGCATTGGGATCGACCGCGTTCACCGGCTCGATCTTTTCCGGCCTGCGCTTGCCGCGCTTGATGAGGTTCTCAAGCGACCTTGGGTTGTATTTCAACTTGATGTTGGCGCGCTTGGCCTTCTTGCCAAGTTCGCGTACCCGTTCAATGGCCTCGACGATGCGGCGACCGTCATCGCGGAACCGCTCCTCGGCCTCCAGTTGCTTCTTGTCCGGCAGCAACTTGGGGACGGACGACTTCCAGAAGTCGGCGGCGTTGGAAGCGTCCTCGCGCACCCACTTGAGCCAGTTGAGAGCAAGGCGGGACGGAACATCCTTGAGTTCTTCGACGGGGGTGGACTGGTTCTCGGCGACCCAGCGGATCGCCACCAGTTCCGGGCACGTCTTTTCCGCGCACTGGCGGTTGAGCGTGGCCCAGATTTCCTCCTCGGCGCTCCTCTTGCCGCGCTTCGGCGGTCTTGGCATCCGAGAATCGCCGTCATCCGAGGAGATGTCGTCAAGATCGACCATGATCGTGCAGGATCATAGCAGGATCGCGTAAGATCAAGGCAGGTAGTACGCATCATCATCGTCCACCGTTGCCGGCGGCACTGCCGACGACCTGGGCGGCTGCCGCTGCTCCCACAGCGTCTTAGGCTCGGCACGCCGCAGCGAGTTAGCCGCGCCGCACTCCGGGCATACGACCCGAACCCCCTTCGGGAACCAGCGATCCAGAGAAACGATGCCGTCATGCGC